GGCGTCGTTGACACACTTGTCACTGCTGAGAAGCAGTGCGGTCGTGAGATACATCCCCTTGCTGAGGAGGAGAAACCCAGTATTTTGAATACTGGTAGTTTTCTGGTCATCGGCAAGGTGGATCAAGGCGTGCATCTGAACCCCCAGACGAGTATCAAGCCCACATTGTTGCATGGCTTTCTTGGCCCTGCAGTTGATGTGCCTGTGCCGTTGTCTCCTTACATGAAAGGTGGTGTACTTGTTAGCCCCATGGAGAATGCCCTGGAGGCGAACAAGTCTGATGTTCGTATTATTGACCCTGACGATCCTGTGTGGATTCAAGCCATGCATGTTGCTGGGAAGTTGTTCACTCAGCGGACATCCAGCGTCGAGCGCCGAATACTTACCTTTGAGGAGGCGATTATTGGTGACCCCATATTGAAGCTTAAGGCTATCAATCGGAAGAGTTCCGCAGGATATCCTTACGTGCTCGATAAGCGGGCTGGCAAGAAGGCGTTTTTCGGCACGGCCGATGACTACGACCTTAATACCCCCGACTGTAAGCAGTTACGAGAGGACACCACGCGCTTGATTTTCGATGCGCGGCAGGGCATCAGGCCAGCGGTCATTTATAATGACTTTCTGAAGGATGAACGTCGTTCGCCTGAGAAGGTGAATGCTGGCATGGCGAGGTTGATATCCTCCAGTCCTTTGCATTATACTGTTCCTGTGAGGATGTATTATGGCAACATATTATCTGCCATGTTCAACAATTCGGTTGAGACTGGCCTCGCTCCAGGTATGTGTACGTATCAAGACTGGGGGCTGCTCGCCACGCGTTTGACACGTTTTGGAGATGCCGTCTTTGATGGTGACTTCAAGCGCTTCGATTCTACCCAGCAACCGGGTCTCCTTTACATCATACGTGATTGGATTAACCGTTGGTATGATGGTACGGCTGAGGAGACACTTATACGCAATGTCCTCTTTGAGGACCTCGTGCACTCGCGCCACATTAATGGTGTGTATGTGTACCAGTGGAATAAGTGTCTCCCCAGTGGCAACCCACTTACCACGCTTATCAATTCTTTGTTCTCCTTGCTGATGTTAGTTTATGCTTACATTCAGCTGACAGGGGACTGGGTCGGTTTCTGGGACCACGTGTTTGCGAACACGTTTGGTGATGACAATATTTGTAACGTCGACGAACATGTGCGTGACAAGTTTAATCTTGTCACTGTACAGAGTGAGTTGGCCAAGATTGGTATGACATACACGGCAGGGTCCAAGGAGGCTACAGACAGACCATATCAGGCTCTGTCTGAGTGTACCTTCCTGAAGCGTGGCTTTAGGTATGATGAGGATGAGCACAAGTGGCTCTGTCCTCTTGCGCTCAATTCGTTCTTACAGACCTTTTATTGGTGTAAGAACCCCCTTTTCTACCATTCCACGATCATCAGCGACATCGAG